ATGCAGGCCTGGACCCCGCCCCTAGGGGATGATGAAGGGATGAGCGATCGGGAGATCAGGGACGCCGCGCGTGTGGCCAGGGACCCGAACGCCCCCCCGGATGAGCGCTATGATGCCCGGGCGGAAGTCGCACGGGAAGCGGCCAAAGGAGTCCCCCGCCACCTCGAGGCCCAAACCATCATCAAGGCGGCCACCTTCCTCCACCGGATCAACCTACACGTGGCCCGGCGCCAGGGGTGGCCCAAATCCGGGAGCGCGGACCCATACGGGATTTTCCGCTTCAGTGGGTATCTTCAGCGCCCCGCCCCTCTAGGGTTTCATCAGCTCCGGGCCCTGGTGCAGAACGATCCCGTTCTCTACGCCATCATTCTGACCCGCACCCGCCAGGTCTCTCGCTTGGCGCGCCCTGCCCGCTACGACCATGAGCCCGGTTTCCGCCTCCGGCTCCGGGGGGCGGTGGACCTGACCGCAGCGGACCAGAAGCGCCTCGAGTGGCTTGAGTACTACATCCTCAACACGGGGGCGGAGTTTGACCCCATCCGCCGGGAAGCCCTGAGGCGGGATGATTTCATCACGTGGCTCAAAAAAGCCGTGATGGACTCCCTCACGATGGACGCCATGCCCGTGGAGCTCATCCGCACCCCCAGCGGGCGCGTCCACGGCTGGGTTCACGTGGACGGGGCCACGGTCTACCTGGCCCCTCCGGAGGGGCTCCCCCCGGGCACCCCGCCCCCTTCCCCCGAGGACGGGGACATTGCCCCCGAGGAGGTCAAAGCCGTGGAATCCCAGGACGGGCGCGTGGTCCACTGGTTCAGGCGGGATCAGCTCCTCTACCGGGTGCGTAATCCCAGGCCGGACGTGTGGGGGCAGGGATACGGGATCGCCGAGCCCGAGCTCATGATCCGGGTCATCACGGGATTCCTGAACGTGATGACCTTTAACCTCAAAAGCTACGAGGAAAACCACATCCCCAAGGGCTTCCTCACCCTCTTCGGGGACTTCCGGGAGGAGGACATCGAGGAGTTTAAGGCCGAATGGGCGGCCTACGTGGCCGGGGTCTCGAATGCCTGGCGCCTCCCCGTCCTCATCAGCCGCGACCGGGAAGCCGGTGCCCAGTTCACCCCTACGGGGGTCAATCCCTCGGAGATGCACTTCGTGAAGTGGACCAGCTTCCTGGTGGCCATCCAGTGCGCCCTATACGGGATTGACCCCGAGGAGATCGGCTTCGAGTCTTTTAGCTCCCGTACCTCTTCCCTAAACGATGCCTCCATAGAGTCCAAACTCGCCTCGAGCCGGGATAAGGGCCTCTACCCCCTCCTTCAGCACCTCGAGGCCACCGTCAACACCATCCTGGCCGGGGTGGACCCCGCGGTAGAGTTCTACTGGACAGGGTTCCAGGACCCCAAGGAGGTCTGGGAGCGGGACCGCCTGGCCCTCACCTACGGGGAGCTCCGGCAGCGCCTGGGCCTGCCCACAGGGCGCTACCCCATCCTGGACGACGCCCCCCTGAACCCATCCCTCCTCTCGGTCTACATGCAGGCCGTGCAGGCAAATACTCCTGAGGCGGGGGCTCCCAATGATGAAGCGGGTGGCCCTACCGAGGAAGCGGAAGGGCAGTGGCCCGAGGAGGACGAGGGCCTCGAGGCCCTCCACCAGCTGGCCCAGGTCCTGAAGGGGTAAAGATGGAACAGTATCCCGCCTCGGAAACCCTCCTGCCGGCCCTCGAAGAGGCTACCGAGCGCATCGGGCGGGACTTCCTTTACCGCGTCCACCTCAGCCTCCACCGGGCCCTGGGCCTCCCACCCCTCCCCCGGGGGGCGGTGGAGCGGGTCTATGGGATGCCCATCCCCCATCGCACCCTGGCCAAAGCGCGGCTAACCCCGGAGGAAGCCTGGTCCAAAGCCCTAAAGCGCTTCCGGGAGCTGAGGGCGAAGGGGATCCCTCTCCGCCCCCGGGATATCCGCGAGCTCAGCTCCGCCGTGGTGGACCGCTGGTACGCTCTGGAGATGGTGGAGGACCGGGCGAAGGCCCAGGCTCTCAGAAACTTCCTCGCGGGCTTTCTCCGGGCGCACCCTAGGCTCCCCTCGAGGCCCCCCGAGACCGTCCCCGAGGCCGTAGCCCTCCTGAGGCTTCGGGAGGCCGAAGCGTGGGCCCTCGAGTGGGCCGTGGAGCACCTGGCGGAACACGTGCGGGGGCTGGCCGAGGACACCCGCCGGGGGGTGGCCCAGGTCCTCATGGGGGCGGTGGGGCGCTCGGATCCTCCGGAGGCTGTGGGGCGGCAACTGTTGGACCGGTTCGGCACCCTCAACCGGGACTGGAGGCGCATCGCCATCACCGAAACCGCCGCCGCCCACGGGGCGGGGTTCCTCACGGCGATGATCGGGCAGGAAGTGGAGTGGGTGGCGGCGCAGGACGCCTGCCCGTATTGCCGCCGATACCACGGGCGGCGTTTCCTGGTGGTGGCCCCAGACCACCCCCATAAGGACTTCCAGGTCCATATGTGGCCTGGGAAGACGAACGTAGGCCGCTCCTTCCACCCCTACACCGCTTCTGGGAAAAAACGGAGCGAAGGGGAGCTCGCCGGCCCAGCCATCCCCGCCCACCCCCACTGCCGTTGCCGCGTGGTGCCCGTGGTCGGGCGAAGCGCCTACGAGGACCCCGAGGCTATGCGGCGCATCCGGGCGATCCTCGGAACATGACCCTGCTCCCGGGGGAGGATGAGGGCATGAACCTCTCCCACTGGCTCGCCGTTGTGAAGGCTAAGATGCAGGCCCTCTTCCAGCTCCCCCACGTTCCCCGGATCCGGCCCGGGCTAATGCCGGTGCGGAAAACGGTGCGGCGCGGGGGGCGCACCCACGAGCAGACCTACTATGTGCGCCCCGAGAACCTGGCCCAAACCCAAGCCCCCAAACCCAAGCCCCCCAAGCCCAAAGCCCAACCCCGGACCGAGGCCAAGTCCACACTACCCCCCCTTCTGGCCTTTATAGAGGAGGCTTCCCGTACCCAGAACCGTACCCAGCCTGCCAAACCCAAGCCCCCCAAGCCTAAAGCCTAACCCCAGCCCTCGAGCCCCCTGGAGGCCCTGGCCCAGATAGACCCCCGCATCCAGCCCAAAACCTCCGGATTTTCTACTCCCGAAGAGGCCAAGGAGTACCTCATGCAAAAAATCATGAGCCACCCAAAGGGGGAGATCGCCCACCCTGAGGGATGGCGTATGGGGTTGAACATAGGGCTAGCTGTAAACGAAGACCCCCACCTGGATGCGTGGAGGATATACCACGAGCGCAAGGAGCAAGCCGAATCCAGCGTGGTCCAGGAGCGGGACCAAAAAGCCAAGCGTGCCCTCGATCTGTGGAAAAATCTCCAGCGCACTCGGAACAAAAAGCGCCGCTGGGAGCTGGAGTACGAGTATAGCCGCAATGCCAGCGAGGTGGCATACCTGGACTCTGTGCTGCACAATCTGCGGGCCATCCGCATGGCCCTGGGGGATGCCCCCCAGGCCTTCTACCGGAAACTGGGGGAGCGCATCACGAACGAGCTTAAGAGGGCACATCAGCGCCTCACCGCCCAGGGGGAACACCTGTGGCAAAAGCTCGCCCCCAAAGTACGTAGGACCCTCGAGGAAACCCTGGGCCCCCGCTACCTAGAGGGGGGCGGCCCCATCGGGGGTACTCTCCGCACCCTCTACGACCTGGCCAACGACCCCACCATCTCCCGGGGCGCCAACAAAATCATCCCCCACCTCGAGCTGGTCGAGGAGCGGCTAAAGCAGCTTGCGCAACTATGGCGGGAGTACGAAGCGCGGCCCTCCCCCGAAACCCTCCGCAAGCTCCTAGAGTCTGTGGGCAGTTTGCCCACGTACTACTCCCCCTCCTACCTCATAGACGAGATGGGCATGAAGATGCCGAACGAGACCCCCAAGTGGTTCTTGGCCTGGGAGCGTAAGGCCCGCCCCTTGGTGCGGGGGGTCCCCTACCAGGACGAGGCGCAGAGGGCACGTAGGATCGCCACTGGACTGGAGTGGATCGAAGACCACTTCCGCAAGATTCAGGGGAAGGACCCGGGGAGCTACAACACTATCCGAGGCAACTACGTCCTCCACTGGATACGCCGGGAGCACGGCGATGCCCTGGCCAAAGCCTTGGCCGCCCTCGAGGCGTTCGCGAAGGCGGAGGTGCGCAACATCCCCGTGGGCCGCCTCAAGTGGGTGGACCGGCCCGCGGAGCGAGAAAGGGTCCCCGCTTCCCACTTCCTCCTCCCCAAAGAGAGGAAGTTCCCCTATCGGAATAAGGATGGTTCCATCAACTGCCGCCTCCTGCGCGCGGCCATCAGCCGGGCGGCCCAGCACGGGTACAAGGACGTGGAAGAGCGGGCCCGTCGCCTGTACAAGCGCCACTGCCAGAATGGGCGTTGACCTCATCAAGGCCCTGACCCTCCTTTGGGCCCTTGTGGTTTACGGCCTGCCGGACGGCTGGGACGTGGCGCTGGGGGCGCGGCTCAGCCTGGGGTTGGACGGGGTGGTCCTCGAGGTGGGGGTAGACCCCGTGGGCATCTACCGCCGTCCTCCCCCCTGGCCGTGGGATGGGCTTTGTGGGCTGGACGCGCTGGGGATGGTGTTCGTGAACCCGAACGCCGCAGCCCTGGGGTGTGCTGACACTCTGGACCACGAGCTGGGGCATGTGTGGCAGTACAGGGCATATGGGCTCGCCTATGCCCTCACCTATCACGCCTACCCAGGGTGGTGGGAGCCCTCGAGGCCCTGGGAGGAGATCCCCCACGCTCCCAGGACCCTTCTGTACCCCCTGATCCGCCTGACCTTGCCCCTATAGCCCGTGTATGACCCGTGAAGAGGCATACCGCCTGATCCTCTCCCAGATGCGGCTTCCTCCCCCGGAGTTCTCCGAGGAGGAGCTGTCCTCCCTAATCCGCTTCGTCCAGGCCTCGGGGATCCGCCCCGAGGGCCCCGGAGGGGCGCCTTTCAGCTTAGAGGGACGGCGCTACCTCGAGCCCCTCTACGCCGAGAAGCGGGACAAGCCCTTCCGCCGCCTGGTCATCATGAAGGCGGCCCAGATGGGCCTCACCACCCGCCTCATGTACCGGGCCGCCTGGTGGGTGGCGGACGCGCGGCGCAAGGTGGACGTGGCCCTCATGTTCCCCACCCAGGACGCCGTGCTGGACTTGCACAAAACGCGCTTCCGCCCCATGATGCGCTCCTCGGCCCGCATGATGCGCCTCATCGCCGATGTGGACGCCGTGGAGGTGGTCCGCATCGGCGTGAGCAACATGCGCTTCAGGGGGATGCGGAGCGGCGTAAGCGTGGACTCCATCCCCGTGGACGTCCTCCTTTTCGACGAGGTGCGGCTCATGGACGTGGCCACCATAGAGCGGGCCTTCGCCAGGGTGAGCGCCTCCCGCCTCGAGGGGCCTGAGGGCCGGGGAATCATCGAGCTCAACTCTACCGCTGGGTTCCCAGGGGCGGACATCGACTACTACTTCCGCCGGAGCTCCCAACACCACTGGCACACCCGGTGCCCTAACCCCGCCTGCCCCAACCACAAGGGTTTTGTGATGGCCTTTACGTGGCCTGATTGCGTGGACCCGGACCGCATGGTGTACCGATGCCCAAAGTGCGGGCGGGTGATCGAGGACCCCCAGGACGGCTTTTATGCCCCCCTAGGGCCTGAGGACGCCGAATGGGAGGGGTACGCCTTCAACCAGATCCTCCTTGGGCCCAAGCGCCTCCCCGAGCTATGGCGGGCCTACCAGAGGATGGTCATCGAAGGGGCCAACCCCTCCGAGTTCTACAACAGCTACCTGGGCCTCCCCCACCGTGACCCCAACGCCATCCTGGTCACGGGGGAGGTCATGGACGCTTGCCGGGGCCTGGACCCCACCTACCGCTGGCCCGCCCCCGGGCCGCATCCCGAAGGGTGGTGGACGGCGATGGGGGTGGACCAGCGGGGCGTGGAAAAGCATGTGGTGATCGCCCGTTGGGGGCAAGGTGGGCGCGTGTATCTCGCCCACCTCGAGGTGGTGGAACGGAGCGGGGAGGAGGCCGCGGCCTACCTGGCCCACCTGGCCCGGGAGTGGGGCGTAGACATCGTGATCGTAGACGCCGAGCCCTCCTACGACCTGGCGGTGAGCCTGGGAAGGCGCCTCCCTAGGGGTATGGTGTGGCTAGCGGACTACGTGCACGATCGGCCCCAGCCCTTGGAGTGGAGCGACCAGCGGGACCGGGAGGCCATTCGGAAGTCCTCGGGGGAGGCGAAGTGGGAGTTTTGGGTCTTCATAGACCGCTACAAGCACCTTCTTCAGGCCCAGATGCTTTTCGTGAACCGCAGGGTAGCCCTCCCGGTGGACTTCGAGGCCAAGGTGCAGGAGCTCCGCCGCCTGGGCCAACGGATGCCGGTGAGCCTGGGCCTGGAGTTCCGGAGCCACTTTGAGAACATCGCCCGCACCACCATCCCCCGCCGCCGCCGGGACGCGGAGGGACGGGAGGTTGAGGAAGAGCCCCGCTACACGTGGCGCCATCTGGCCCTGGACCCCCACTTCGTTCACGCGTGGGGCTACGCCGTGGCCGGCCTCATGCGCCGGGGGGGGACGAGCGAGGTGGTGCGGCCTCGAGAGCGGGGGGCCCTCGAGCCCACGGGCTACCAGGCCCAGCTCCCTCCGGATCTCCGCCCTCAGAGTCAGCGGAAGGCGGAGTGCGCCTCCTGCCGCTACTTCCGCCCCAACCCAGACGGGGAGGGGATGGGCCTATGCCAAAACCCTGTGGTGGCCGGCACCTTGGGGGTGCCCCCGCCCGTGCGCACTTCCCCCCGCACCGTGGGGTGCCACCATCACCGGCGTTAAATGCCTAGGAGCCTGGGGAGGGTGTTCAAAAGGTAGCCGAGGATGAGCATGATAATGGACCAAATCAGGGATTGGGCCAAGCTGGTTCCGTGCCCTTGAGCCTCTATCCGGGAGCGGATCTCCCGCAGGTCCTGCTTCATCTCGGAAATATCGTCTGGGATGCGTTCTAGGCGCTCCACCCGCCGCTGGACCTCGGAGGTGATTGCGTCCAGGCGCCCGAGCTCCTGGCTCAGCGCATCCTGGCGCTCCAGGCGTCTGGTCACTTCCCGGATGAGCACCGCGTGTTCCCGGATTTGGCCCTCGAGGGCCTCGAGGCGTTGGAAGATTCGTTCCGTGTTCACTTCCATGCGATGCCCACACTCAGCGAATAGAAGTTCACGCCCATTAGAAAACTAGCCCAGAACCCTTCGCCCAGGACGAGGGCCCCCACATACGGGAAGAACCCCCCGGGGTAGCGGGCCTCAAGGCCCGCTACCACCTCCAGGGGGCCCCACTGCACCACACCCTCTTCCGCAAAGCAGGCCGCCCGCCACGGGTACTCGACCCGGCAGGCGGCCCTGCCCGCGGCCAGGCTAGAGGAGGCGACCCCGATCAGCGCCGCTAGCGCCGCCGCCAGGAGGAACCGCATCCCCACCCCCCACCGCCTTGCGAACGTTCTTCACGGCCTCGTAGAGCCCGGAAGCGGACAGGGCAGCATAAACGCCGAAGAGCAGGGCCCCGCTCGGGAAGGGGTAGGAGGCGGGGAGGAGGCCCGCCCATCCCAGGAGGAGGGCGAACACCAGGCTTAGGGCGACATTCGCGAGGTAGACCCCCCATCCCCTGAGGCCCACGCTCCGCTTCAGCCCCTCGGTGATGGCCGCCACGAATGCACCTAGCGCTGCGGGTTCCTGCACGATCGCTTCCATGCCCTCACCGTACCCCCCTTGCGGGGTCATGCTTCTTCTGACACGGGCCGGACCCAGAGCCGCTCCTCCACCCGCCGCACCCAGGCCCCGCGGGGGGCCTCGAGGTCCTTCCCGATATAGCGCACGGGGGCGTAGAGGCGCCCCGAAGGGAGGAGGTTGGGGCGATCTGCGAAGCTCAGGGCCCCCCAGACCCGGGCCGGGTCCAGGTACTGGGCCCGCACCTGGGCTTCTGTTCTCGGGTATGCATCCGGGGGGATGCGCATCCGGGGGAAGTCTATGTGGAGGTGAGCCATATAGCGCCCCCCATCCCCCTTCCCGATACTCCCTATGCACTCTCCGGCGTCTACCTGTTGGCCCTGGGTGACCACCGTGTGGTGGAGGTGGCCGTAGCGGACGTAGAGGGCCTCGAGGGGCTCCCCCAGGCGCTCCGCCCAGAAGTCCTTCACCCAGGGGTCGGCCTCCACCACCACCAGGTTGCCCCAGACCCGGTAGTACCCCGCGGCCACCACCCGCCCAGGGAAGATGGCCTGGACCGGGTAGCCCAGGTCCGAGTCCCCCCCGGTGCGGAGGTTCCAGTCCTCCCCGGTGTGGGGCACGCCAAAGCGGCGCTTATAGTTCGGGTCCAAATACCCGGCGCTCACGTAGAAGGCGCCCTTGGGGCGCACGGGCCAGGCGAACACGGGTCCCATGCCCTGAGTGTGGTTGGGGGGCGGGGTCAGACCCACCCCCCTAGCCGTGGACGCCTCAGAGCATCTGCCCCGCCACCCAGGCCACGTACTCCTGGGCCAGCCTCGCCAGGGCCGCCTGCTCCGCCAAAGCCCGCACGTGGGCCCGCATGGCCGCCTCCGCGTTGGCCGCGGTGAGGGCCCCCGGGGCCAGGCCGGGGGTGTCCGGGCTGTAGGGGCTGCTCCCGTACTGGAAGATGACGCTCCCCTCGGGGGTCATGATCCAGTAGCAAGCCCCCGGCTCCGCCTCCGCCGGGGCGGGGTAGCCGTGGGGCAGGGGGCCGCCCCGCCACACCCCCGCCTGGATGGCCGCCTGGGCCTCGTTCACGTAGGCCTCGAGGTTCTTCCCCTGGAGCCAGGCGGAGGGCTTGAGCTCCGCGGGGAGGGTCAGGGGGTCTATCCCTACGTTCCGAATGGCCGCCGCCAGCACCACGCGCGCTTGGGTCTCGTTCATCCTTCCCTCCTCACGGCCAGTAGACGCGCACGGTATGCACCTCGCTGTTGACAAAGGTGCCGTTCACGTCCACCTTCCTTACGCCTCCAAAAAGGCCCACTTGCCCTTTGGGCAAACGGGCGGCAGCCATGCCGCCCAGTCCATAGCCGGGCATGGGAGCTAAGACAGACGTGGCGTTGGTGTAGGCGTTGTACGCTTCGTTAGCCTGCAAGTAGATGTCGCCCAGCGCAGGGTTGCTTCCTCCTATGACCACCGCCCCCTCGTCCGTCCCCACGGCCGCCGCCGTATAGCGGGCGGTGGGGAGGGAGGAAGGGAGCAGGTAGCTATTGGTGGCCGGGTCGTAGACGTAAATGTAGTCCACCGCGCCCACCCCTGTTATGCCGCCCCCGAACACGCCCGCCTTGTTGCCCGGTAAGGGTGCCCCTGCCGCCGGCGCGGCGTAGCTTTGGGGGAAAGGGGCCACCGCTGCCCAAGTACCCGTCTGGGGATTGTAGAGTTCCGCCGCGGTGGAAGGACCACCGGATACTCGTCCAGCGGCGGCGAAAACTCGCCCATCCTCGAGGGTGGCGAACGCCATTTCCGCCTGCGGCGTTCCCATTTCCCCTCCCGTAGTCCACGCGTTGGTTGCAGGGTCATAAACCTCCACGGGAGCGACCCCTCCATTCTTCCACCCTCCGAAGACCATCAACCGCCCGTTGGGGAGGGTGGCGGCCCCGTGGAAGTATCTGGCGGTGGGCATCCCGGCACGCAAACTCCAGGTGTTCGTCTCAGGGTCATAAACTTGATGGCCGTTGTAGTAAGCGAAGCTTCCCGAGGCCAGCATCCCGCCTCCCAAAACCGCCACCTTTCCATCCGCCGTGATGGCAGCGGCAGGCCCGTAAACGGCGGTGGGCATGGCCGTGGGCTTGAAGGCCGGGTCCCCCTCCCCCGCTACGGAGGAGTACCACAGGTCCATCTTCACTTTGGGGGCGCCGAAAACCAGGCAGGGCATCATACCACCCCCATCAGGACCAGGGTGAGGCCTTGCAGGTTGGGGTCCGTGGTGGCTTGGGCCTGGACCTCGAGGACATCCCCCGCCGCCAGGCTCACCGGCCCGCTGAAGCTCACCGTGCCCGTGGTCTGCCCCGCGTTGAGGCTCAGGCTCCCCACCTGGGCCCCGTTCCGCTTGACGCTGGCGGTCCAGGCGTTTTGGGGCGCCACCCGGGCGGCCAGGCGGTGGCCGCTTTGGACGATGGTGAAGGCCCTGGGCGCCACAAAGCGGAAGAAGACGCTCCCCCCGGGCACGCCGCCCTGCAGGTAGATGGCCAGGTCATACGGGACGGCGGGAGCGGAACTCTCCAAGGCGTCCACCCGGCTATCCAACGCGTCCACCCGCCCCTTGAGGATGACGTCATTGGTGATGAGGGCCTGGTGTATGGGGTCCCAGGTCTCGGGGACCGCCAGGTCCGTGGGTTCCAGTTTTCGCACCCGGTCCTGGAAGGTGCCGTTGGGGTTGCCGATCAGCTCAGCCATTAGCTCCTCCTAGCGCAAACCTAAACCGTACCTGGACTCCGTAGGCGAGCTCCTTTTGACGGAAGGTGGCGTAGAGGAGGAGCCGCCCCTGGGCGTCCAGAAGCCCGCATTCCGAAACGCCCGTGCTCCCGATCTCCTCTCCCCGGAGGGAAGCCCAGACTTCCACCCGCTCCCCCGTGCGCCGGAGGCCCGCGATGGGCTTCCTAAGGATCTCCGCTTCCAGGGCCTCCCTGGAGGGGTCCGGGGGTGCGGGGTCGTCCGGGCCCGTGCGCAGTCCCCCCGTCCCGAAGGCGATCTGGACGGGGACCGGAGGTGCGCCTCCTTCCCCCGCGGTCCAGGCCGCGAGGGCCTCGAGGTAGCCCCGGGTGAGCACCGCCGGCATACCCTCACCCTAGAGCGCGGGCGGGGTCATAGAGGCTCTTCGGCCCCCATCTGGTAGTCCAGGGTCCAGGAGCCGTCCAGGGCCCGGGAGCCGTCTAGACGCACGGCCTCCCCCTGGGCGGCGTAGCCGTGGGCCTCGAGGGGCCAGGGGAGGGCTAGGGTGAGCTCCGCCCGGATGGTGGGGATGGTCCCCGCCGCCCGGAAGCGCTCCACCACCTCCCGCACCCCCCTCAAGGGGACCTCCGCCCCCCCCACGTCCACCAGGAAACGGCTCATGTAGGGGCTGTGGTAGCGGGGGGCCCCCAGGTTCCAGGCGCCGTTCAAATAGCAGGTCCCCCCTAGGTTCACAGGGCGGGAATAGTAGCGGCCCCCCCTTAGGTCAAAGCGCCCGCTCAGGTCGCACGCCCCTCCAAGGGGCACGGGAAGATCGGGGTCCACGTCGCCCCCCAGGGTCCAAGAGCCGTCCAGGGCCCGGGAGCCGTCCAGGAAGGTGAAGGGGCTTTGGGGAGTCCCCACCAGGGTTACCACGGTGGCCTGGACTCCGAAAGCGGCCTCGAGGGCGGCCTGGATGGCCGCCTCCGTGGACCGGGGGGTGCGGATCTCGGCGATGATCCGCCGCCTGTACTCTTCGTCCGACTCCCCTTTGAGGCGGGGGATGCCGTAGACCTCCCCGTGAAGGTCCAGGTACTCCCCTTCTGCTTCCAGCAGGTAGAGGAGCCGGGCCGCGGCCTCGGGCTCGGTGGCAGAAAGTCCACGGGCGAAGGCCTCGAGGACCGCCCCGTTCACCCCGTCGCGGGCGAACCAAGGGGGCAGGAGCCAGTCCCGGAGCTCAGCCATTTACCCCCTCCACTACCACCGCCCCCGGCACCGCCCGCTCGTAGAACCGCATGGGCACGTCCTGGGCGGGGCTTATGAGGTCCACCTCCCGCACCTCCGGGTGGGAGACGGTGAGGGCGGTGATGAGGTTTTCCCGGCTCACCTTCTCCCCTACCCGGAGGCCGAGGAGGTAGCGCCGGGCCGCCTCTTCTACGCTGGGCAGGGCCTCCGGGGGGCCGTCCACGATGACCCGCACGTCCACGGGCCTGCCCTGGGCGCGGTAGACCCGGGCGTACACCCCCGCCGCACGCATCCCCTCGATGGCCTCCCGGGCCGCCTGCAAAAGCTCTGCGGAAGCGGTCCCGTACCCGTCGTCCACGTAGACCTCCACCACCCCAGGCGGCAGGCAGGGGCGGAGGACGGTGTCCAAGACTAGGGCCTCCCGGGCCCGCTCCCCGTTGGGGCCGATGGCGGTGAGGACCGCGGCCTCAAGAGCCACCCGGGTGGCCCGGTGGACCTGGGCGATGTAGAGGGCGAAGCGCCGCTTTTGGTCCTCGAGGCTTTCCTCATCCGCCCCGCCCGTGGCGGGCACGGGGTTAGACACCCGCGCCAGGGTGGGGAGGGAGTAGCGGGGGTAGAGGATGGTGTTCGCCGGGGCGTTTCCCGCCTCCCCCGGTTCCACTGCCGCCGCCGCCACGTCCACCTGGGTCGCCCCCGCCGGGATGGTGGCCTCTTCCAGGGTCTCGTATTCCACGGAATCCGCCCGGGCTACCCGAAACCCCTGAGGAATCGTCAGGGGGACCGAGTACGGAGCCCCCCGTTCGAAGCGCAGCACGGTCTGGGCCCGGGTGGCGGGCATGGGCTCAAATCCAAAAGCCTCAAAAACCGCCCTAGGGATGGCCTTCCTCACCTCGCGGTCGAAGCGGAAGGTGAGGTCTTCCACCTGGAAGCCCACGGCCTCAAAAACGGTACGGAGGACGCTCCCCGGCGTGGTATCGGGACGGATCCCCGTCCTCCCCCAAAACACCGCCAGCATCTCCCACAGGGCCTCGTCCAGGGTTTTGAAGGCGAAGCTCACACCACCACCTCCAGGGGGAAGGGGCTACCCGGGGGGATGGGCTCCACGTAGGCCAGCACCCGCACGTGCTCCCCATCCAGAAGCTCCCCCTCGAGACGCACTCCGGCCACCCGGGGGTCCTGCCGTATGACCCGTTCCGCCTCGAGGAGGATGTACCGTAGCTCCGCATCCCCCCCGGCCCGCCCCACGTACTGGTGCAAGAGGTGACCGTAGGTGTCGGGATGAGCGGGAAGCTCCCCGAGCCGGGTCCTCAGGCGCCGCAGTAGGGCCCCCCGCAGGTTCTCGAGCCCCCGCACCATCGCCACCGTCCCCCCCATGAGGGCGAGCTGCCCCCCCTGGAGGAGGAGATCCCGCCCATAGGTCTCGGCCTCGGCGTCCTCCTCCCCCACGGGCGCCGCTGCCCCGGCATAGGGGTAGAGGAGCCGGTCCCCAGGGCCCAGAACCCTGAGCCCCCGGGCACGGTAGGGGGCCGGGTCCACGGCGATGTAGGGGGGGTCCAGGCGGTTGAGCTCGATGAGTTCGGTCCACCGCCGGAAGTCCCCCAGCAGGCGGTGGGCCAGCCGCCGAGGCTCATCCCCCTCGCGGATCTCGTATATCGCCAGCCGCATCCTCTACCTCCCTAATGCCCGTAGGGCCCAGTCCACCCCCAAACGTAGCCGAGTGAGGGAGTGGCGGGCCTCCGGGGGGGCATAGGCCCCCAGCAGGGCCAGAGCCAGCTCCGCCCCAAGGGCGCCTGGGGGCTTCCCCTCGAGGCGCCCCAGGAGCCGCCTGAGGGCCCGGAAGGCCTCCCGGGCCCCCGCCTGGGGGAAGGCGGCCTCCAGGATGTTCTCCGCAGCGCCCAAGAGGGAAGCGGGGTCCAGGCCCTGCCAGGCATCTGCCAGAGCCGCTGCCAGAGCCGCTACCTGTTCCACGGCATCCCGGCCCGCCTCCCAGGCCTCGAGGAAGGCCCTCACCTGGCCCAGGACGTTGGCCACGGGGTCGCCAGGGGCCAGAGCCTGGGCCACGGTTACGGCCTGGGCGCTGGCCTCCACCCCCTTTTGGGCCGCGTAGGCGCTTTGCGCCTCCTCGAGGGCCTGGGCCTCCTCGGCGATTTGGGCCAGCTCCTCTCGGGCCTCGTCAGGGGATAGCTCCCCCGTCAAAAGGGCCCCGGCCACGTTGGCCGCTGCCTGGGCCAGGCCGTGGGCCGCCAGGGCCGGAGGAGTGTCCTGGGGGAGGAGCCCCGAGCCGTGGGGGCTGGGGGGCGGGGTGGGGTACTGGGGCAGGGGCGGCGTAAGGGTGGGGTTTGGTGGCGGGGGCGTGAGCCGGGTGGGGACCACGCCTCCCAAAAGCCCGGGCAGGGCGGCCCCCACCCCGCCAGGGTCAGGGGCCAGGCGCGTCCCCAGATCGTCCCGTTGGGGTGGGCGGGAGGTGGCGGGGCGGATGCCCCGGAGCTCCATAGACCAGTATGGGCGTGCGGGCTCCCGCGCGCTCATGCGGATCTCGGGGAGGCCCGCGGGTACCACCACCCAGTGGAGCCCCCGGTCCAAGTCGTCGAAAACCAGCTCCACCAGAGGGGCTTGGCGCTCGGTGCGCCGGAAGCGTTCGTCAAAATAGAACTGAACGAAGGCCCTGAGCTCCTGGACCAGCTCCACCGGGGAGTAGAGCCGCCCCCCGATCCGCCTGGAGCGCGCCCCAAAAGTGCCCTCGAGGCGCCACCTAGGGGTGGAGGCCCCTAATGTCCCCCCGGCCACCCCCCGGGGGAGCTCCAGCACCTGGACCCGCCCCTCTTGGGAAAGGGCGTAGCCCTGCTCGATGAGGAGGGGGAATACGCCGTCTGCCCCCACCCGGGACTCCGGGCACGGGACCAGACGGCCCGAGGGGTCCATGAGGCGGAGGCCCATGCGCATGCCCTCATCTTCCTCCTGGCCCGGGGTCAGCCGATGTAGACCTTGCCCTGGACTCCGATGAGGCTCGCTCCGCAGGCCGTGGTGTCCCCCGCCCGGGCCGCCGGGGCTCCCGCAACGATGACCTTCGCCGAGCCCGTGATGATGGTGGTTGGCCCATGCCCGGCAATGGGGCACAAATGGGCATCCCCCATCCGGGCCGCAGGAAGCCCCACTATCAGCACTTTTACAGCTCCGGTGGTTATCGTGCCCCCATGATTGGAGGGGTCCGTCTGCCTAACGGCCAGCATAGGCCAAGCCTATAGGCCCTGCGGCGTCCTATAATCAATGGAGGAACCCCCAGTATGGCGCCACCTTATCCCTATCCCACGCTCATCTACCACATCACCCACATAAAAAACCTTGCAAGCATCCTGGAAACCGGAGGACTCCTGCCCCTCAATCGGTCCCCCCGCCACCAAAGCATCGCCTATGAGCACATTCGGGAGCGCCGAGGCCAGACCCGCGTTCCCTTGAAGCCCGGAGGGACGTTAAACGACTACGTTCCCTTTTACTTCTGCCCCCGCTCCCCCATGCTGTACGCCGTTCATACGGGTTCTACCGACTACTGGGGAGGGCAAACACCCATCTTGCACCTGGTCTCCTCGGTACAAGCGGTTCACGCTAAGGGACTAGACTTTGTGTTCACCGACCAGCACGCCGTTTTGCTCCATGCCCGGTTCTTCAACAACCCCCAGGACCTCAGCAAGCTGGACTGGGGAGCCATCCAGGCTTCGTTTTGGAGCCAGGTGAAGGCGCAAAAACAAGCGGAGTTCCTGGTTTATGATTTCTTTCCTTGGGACTTAGTTCAGGAAATCGGGGTTATAGACGATAAGATAGCCCAAGAGGTGCGGCAAATCCTCCAGAGGTTCCCCAACCGGCGCCACCCTCCAGTGCGAGTCCGTCGGGACTGGTATTATTAAGCTGGTATTATCACCTTGGGGCTCTGGTATTATTAAGGGTTACCGTGGTAGCATTGGCATTGAAGATGCTCCGCTTCGTGCAAGGCGACCTCCTTCAGGCCCCGGTAGAGGCCCTGGTAAACACGGTGAACACCGTGGGGGTCATGGGCAAAGGGGTGGCCTTGCGGTTCAAGCGGGCCTTCCCCGAAAACTACAAGGCCTACGTTCAGGCCTGCCAACGGGGCGAAGTGCAGATTGGACGTATCTTCGTCCACGACCGGGGAGTCCTGGCCCGCCCCCGCTACATCCTCAACTTCCCCACCAAAAAGCACTGGCGCTACCCCTCGAGGATGGAATACGTGGAGGAGGGGCTCAAGGACCTGGTTCGGGTCATCCGCGAGCTTGGAATACGCTCCCTGGCCCTCCCCCCCCTGGGTGCGGGCAACGGCGGCCTGCCCTGGCCCGAGGTGCGCCAACGCATCCAGGATGCCCTAAAACCCTTGGAAGACGTGGAAATCTTGGTCTACGAACCCCAGAACGCCGAGCTTCCCCCCATTGCCCCCTTGCCTACCAAACCCCGCCTTACCAAGGCCCGTGCGGCCCTCCTCAAGCTTTTCGGCCTCTACGGGGCTTGGGAGGACATCGGGCGCCTCGAGGCGCAAAAGTTGGCCTACTTCCTTCAGGAGGCAGGCCTGGACCTGAGGCTGAACTTCACCCGCAACACCTATGGCCCTTACGCCGAGCCCCTGAATCACGTGCTAGCCCGCCTCGAGGGCCACTACATCCAAGGCTACGGTGACCGGAACACTCCCTCCCACATGCGCCTCCGGGAAGGCGCCCTCAAGGAGGCGGTAGCCTTCCTGGCCGACCACCCCGATGCGGACGAGGCCGCAAGCCGGGCCGCAACCTGGGTGGAGGGGTTCGAGGATTCCTATGGTCTCGAGCTTCTGGCCACCGTGCACTGGGCCGTGCGCCGGGAAGGAGCCAGGACCTGGGATGACCTTCGGAAAGTTTTGCAGGCCTGGGGGCCCCGCAAGGCCAAAATCCCACAAAGGGACCTGGAGGTGGCCCTTTACTACCTGCTTCAACGGGGGGCCCTCCAGCCTGAGGAGTGGTCCGACCGGGTTGTGCTGCCCGAAGACGCTCCCCAACTTGCCTAAGTACCCCACCGCGGCTTTCGCCGCGGTGGGGGCCCCAAAAGGAGCTTCCCAAGCCTCTTTTCGGGCACTCCATGTTGCGAAACCAACGTATGGCCGCTTAGCCGATTCGGATTAAAGCCCCGTCTATGACCACCTCCCCGGTGGCCGTGAGCCGTAGGCTCCCTTGGGCCTCGAGGGCTACTTCCCCGGGGGCCATGCGCAGAACGTGCCCACCGGTGTGCCGCACCTCCACTTCGGGGATGGGAAGGTCCTGGAGACGCACCGTGTGACCCCCCGCCGTACGCACTTCCACGTAGCGGGAGGCGTTCTGGACGGGATCGTCCCATAGGGTGATACGGTGCCCCACCTCGGACTCGAGGACGATGGCCGAACGTTCCCGCTGGGGAGTCTCCTCTAGGGTGGGGGCCCCTGTTTCTGGGTCCCGGGCTTTTTCGGTGGAGTCGAAGAGGCGGATCCTGTGCCCCCGCGCCGTACGCACCTCGATGGAACCGTCCGCGCTCAGGTGGACGAAGGCCCCGGAGGCATGACGGAAGACCAGGTCGTGAGGGGGTTCGGGGTGGGGCTGGTAGTCCTCCCGCCTCGAGGCGAACTTCCGAACCTTCCGCCGCACTCGCCGCCGGGTCAACTTCTCCCGATAGGTGGCGTTGCCGACGCTACCGTCCTTCCGGGCCGTGAGCTTGAGGAACGTCCCGTCTGGCCAGACGTGCTCCTCGGTCCCGTCCCCGTGGTAGATGGCGTAGCGGTCCGAGGGCAGGTGGCGCAGCTCAGCGTAGGGGTCCTGGTCCCATAGCTCCTCGGGGATCATGTTGCGCAGGGCGTCATCGAGGCTCCCAAGCCACACCCCCGCCCGGGGGTCGTTCGCATAGAAGGCCACCAGGCCCCAGTCCCCCACCTCGGGCAGGGCATACACCCCCGCCGAGGGATGGGCCCGGGGGCGCAAAACCCGCACCCGGTAGGTGCGCTCCGCGTCGTCTATGGGGGCGTAGTCCACCAGTATGACGTCCAGCGTACCCGCGTAGGGGGGCTCGTCCTCCGCCGTGGGGTCGGGAGCGGTGGGGTGGATCTGCACCACTTGGGCCAGATGCAAGCCTTTGAGCATGTTGCCTCCTAGGGGTGGGGATGCTTCTTTAGGGGGGCCGTGGGCCCCGGGGCGTCCTCCTTGCGGATGATGGGCACGGGGAAGACCACGTCCTTTAAGGGGGAATACTCCTGTAGCCCCTGGACGAAGTACCCCGCATCCTGGTACACGGCCTCCGGTAGGCCCCGGCTCACCCGCAGGGTGGTGGTCCACGGCCCCGTGGGGGTCCAGGCGTGGCGGACCTCTTCCACGTAGTAGAGGAAGGTCGAGGAGCGGTCCCCCAGGCGGTTTTCCACCCGCACCCGCTCCCCGGGGCGGATGTGGGGGGAGAGGCGGACGGTGAGCTCCGCTCCGGCGTACTCGTCCATGCGGTTGTGTTGGCCCGCTATGCGCCAGTTTAGCCGCGAGAAAAACTCAGGCGCCACCTCTTTGTTCGCCGTGCTTCCCCACAACCACGTGGCCCACGTCAGGGGCCGGTATCCGTAGCGCCGCCAGCTATCCAGGTTGAGGATGGCCGGAGCGTAGGTGATGACCACCGTCTCGTCCAAGGGGAGGATCCTGGGATGGACGTAGAACGCGTTTTTGACGTCGGCGTCGGACCAGTCCGCCGTGTGGTCCTCGGTGGGCTCAAACCCCCCCTCTAGATCATGGAGGGGGAGGCTCGGCCACTCCCCTAAGGTCCCCCCGCCCCCAGGGAGGCCGTAGGGAAAGGGGGCGGGGCGCAGGACGATCACGGCCCGGGCGTGGTCCTCCCCAAAAGTCTTACCCAGGTGCTTCACCCCCTTCAGAAGCCCTAGGCGGTCCTGGGGGAGGATGGCGGCGTAGAGCTCGTGGAGGGGACGCTCGGCGTAGGCCTCGAGGAATCCCCATAGCGTCCCCTCGTAGTTCGCGAACATGAGGTCGAACGCTCCTTCCCCGTCCACCGTGTGCAATGCGTAGCTCAGGAGGTCCCGGATGCCCCCGTAGGGGCGGACGATCTGGGCCACCTCGAAGGCCACCTGGGAAAGGTAATGGGCTAGGCCCTGGTCCAGGCGCGTGACCCCCTTGAGCCCGGTCATGGCGATTCCCCGGAAAAGCCCGTAGAGGGAGCCGTAGGCCAGGTAGTAGTTCACCGCGTCCCCCAGGAGGAAGCCCGCCAGGTGGCTTCCCGAGAGCACCGCCACCTGGGTGAGGCTCCCTTGGGCCAGGGCCTGGCGCTGCCCGATGCTACGGATTACGCCCAGCATGACGGTCTGGTAGGAGCCTCGGCCCCAGGGGCCCTTCTTCCCGTCCCAGGAAAGAAGCCCCACCTCGAGGACGTCCCCCGTGCGCAAGAGGCCCGTGATGGGTTTCCCCCGGATGTAGAGGGGGAGGCTCAGGCTCCAGGTGCCCATGCCCTGGACGGGGTGGCGGTCGGCGTAGCTCAGCACGTAGTCCGAGAGGTCCAAAGGCCCCCCGTCCGTGTGGGCGATGGCCCGGATGTGGGCCTCGTAGGTACCCATCCCCCTTAGAATGCATGGAGATGAGGGTCATCCTCTTAGGGCTTGGGCTCCTCCTTGCAGGGTGCTTCCAGGACCCCACCGCTCAGGCCAAGCGCCTTTTGGGGCAACACGTCTCCCCCGGCGCCGCCGAGGAAGAGGCCTACCGCATGGCCTGTGCCTTCGCCTTTATGCAAAGCGACACCGTACAAGCGGAGCTAAGCCAGATCGTGGGGACGGAGAACTCCATCCTGCCCGAGTTGATAACTTCTCCGAAGATCGCCAGCTTCTTGGAGCAAAGCGGGGGAGACAGCAAGGCTTTGCTGCTAGGCATTTACCAGGACCTCGAGACCGTCTACCGGGCCCAGAACAAAGCCTGCGAGGTGCTTCAGCGCGAATGGCGCTTCTTCCAAGAGGATAAAGACCTTTGGATGGCCGGGGTTGAGATAGAGGTGGAAGAGCCCCTAACGGGCATCCCCGAAAAGGTCTTCGTCCCCTGCTACGAAGTTCGCTTGGACTGGGGGACCGTGGAGGAGCAGACGCCCGGCACGTGCCTGTGGTACTGGGTGGCCAAGCTGGAGTCCTTCAAGGAGGGTGGCCCCTAGCGGAAGCTCCCCCGCCGCCGCCCCTCGTTGTAGGGGGAGGGGGCTTCCTGCCCCCAGCGGGAGACCTCTCCCGTCACCACCTCCTCCACCCCCTTGGCCACCCGCGCCCCCACCTCCGGGGGTAGCCCCTGGACGTGGACCGTGAGGCTTCCCCCGATCTGGATGGAGGCGGGGGCGCTTCCTTCCTTGGGGGCGGGGGGAGCGGTGAGGCGGGCCAGAGCCTCCCAAAAGGCTTCCTGGTCGGTGATGGCCTTCCCGCCCTGGCGAAGCTCCAGGTGCAGGTGGGCCCCCTTGGCGGCCCCGGTCTCCCCCTCGAGGCCCACCACCTCCCCGGGGTCCACCTTCTGCCCGGGCCGCACCCGCACTTCCTGGAGGTGGGCCATCAGCACCTCGTACTCCCCGGAGCGCAGGACCACGTAGCGGCCATAGCCCTCGGGGTCATACCCCACGCGGGCCACCTCCCCGGCCACGGGAGAACGCACAGGGTCCCCAGCCCCAGGGCGCCCGATGCGCAGGTCCAGCCCCTGGTGCGTGGGGGGGAGTTTGGGATACCGGGCCCTGATCTGGGGAGAGTAGCGCACCCCTACCCCTAGGGTGATGCCCGTAGCCCCCATCTCCCGGAGGGTTCGGTTCACGTACGCATCCCGCTTGGCCTTCTCCTCGAGGGCCCCCACGTCCAGGGGGGCCTGGGGAGGGGGGGTGGAGGAGGTCCTGGGTCTGGGGGTAAACGCCTTCCGCAGGCCCTTCACCACCTCCCCCACGATGGGCACGGACTCTATGGGGGAGGCGCCCTGCTCCCGTCTATATCCCTTTAGGAGGGGGCCGAACGTAGGGTCCTGCTCAATCCCCCGGGCCAGCGCCCCGAGGGCGTTTGCCGTTTCAGCCGCAGACCGTCCGAGCTCCCGGAGCCCGACGTCCAGGTCCTGTTGGGCGGCCAGGAGGGACTTCAGGCGGGAGGTTTCCGCCTCCAAAAACTCCCGCCGATAGCCCGCCTCAGCGATCTCCCGGGCCACCCCCCCGGTGCCCACGTCCTGAGGGCGGGCCTCAAGGTAGGTTTGGAGCTCCGCCGGGGGAACGGCCTGCATAAAGCGGAACACGCTGCCATAGCTTCCCCGCAGCGCGGCCACCTGCTCGTAGGAGAGCCCCAAAAACTCCGTCCCAAAGAGGTATTCCAGGTCGGGACGGCCCCCCATGACCGCCTCAAACCCCGCGGCCATCCTTCGGATCACTTCCGGGTTCAGGCTACGGGCTTCCTCCAGGAGGAAGCGCGCCGCCAGGAGGGGGCTCACCTCGCGTAGGCGCTCGTATTCCCGGGCCTCGGCGCCCTCGAGGCCCACTTCCCGGGCGGTGGGGAGCTCAGGCCCCCCCAAGGCCCTGAAGGCCAGGACCTCGAGGCCCGGCTGCCCCGTGCGGGTGAGCCCTTCCAGGATGTTCCCCACGGCCCTAGCCCCCACCTCCCCCATGAGGGCCCGGTCCTGTGTCTCGCTGAGGCGGTCCAGGAGGGCAGCGTAGAAGGCCAGGCTACGCTCGTTTGCGGTGACCCCTTGAGCCAGGAGGCCCTGGAGGTAGCGCTCCACGTTCTGGAAGGTCTCCGCCGCGCTCACGCCCTCCCGGGTTCCCTCCCGCACCGCCTGGAAGAGGATGCCGGCCAGGGTTTCGGCCTCCCCGGGGTCCACCACCCCTGCCCGAGCCCCGAGGCGCAAGACGCTCGCTACCTGCCCCTCATCCGCCCCCGTGTAGCGGGCCAGGCGCAGGCCCGCCAGGACGTCCCGGAACAGCCCCTCTACCCGCTCGGCTTCCGTCCAGCCTCGAGCCGGGGCCACCATCCCATAGGAGGCGGCGAACTGCCCAGCGTCCCGGGCCGTATAGGAGAGGGCTTCCAGCTCGGCCCGGGTGGCGAAGGGGCGGCCCCGGGCCACGTCGAGGAAGGCCACCCACGTGGGGTAGTCCAGCCCAAGGGCGCGATTCAGCTCCAAAAAGGCCTGGGCCTCCTGGCGGCCCTCACGGGCCATTCCGCCCGCGAGCTCCACCGCCCCCACCGTGGCCCCCACCCCAAGCCCCAGCCACCCCCACGGCCCTAAGAAGCGGCTGATGCGGGCCAAAATGCTCCCCGTAGCCCCTGCCCCGCCCAGGGCCCTCCCGAGGACGATCTCCCCTACCTCCTCGAGGGCGCCCCTGGGGTCCACCTGGGGGCGGGAGGCTTCCTGGCCCTCCCCCCTTTGGGCTTTGGCCCTTTGCTCCTCCAGGGTTTCCCGGTGCTTGCTTAGGGCCTCGTACAGGCGCTCGAGGGCCTCGGTGTTCGCCTGGAGGGTACGCGCCTGTTCCAGGTAGGCCTCGGCCCCCTCTAGGGTGCGCTCCGCCTGGGCGTAGCGCCCGGAAGCGATCTGGGCGGCCACGGTGGGGAGCATGGACTCCACCCGGCGCATGAGCCTTTCCGCCAGGGGGTTTTCCTCTTCTGGCGGGGCTACCGCCCGGCGCCGGGCGAGGAGCTCGGTTCCGAGGCGCCGGAGGAGGGCGTCCGGCTCACGGGCCATCCCTGCCCGGGCCAGGGCCACCCCTGCCACGTCCAGGTCGCCGGCCTCGAGGGCCTGCCGGGCGATGTCGGCCCAGAGCTGCCCCCGATACCCCCGGAACTCCACTTCCCCAGGACGCCCTGCGGGCGTTTCTGGGGCCTCGAGGGCGATTTTCCCCCCTTCCGCCGGTCTTTCCGCCGTCTGCCTGGCCCGTTCCACCGCCTGGGGGAAGCGCTCCGCTAGGCGGGCCGCAGCCTCCTCGGTGGCCTGGGCCAGGGCCTGGAACTCCTCCCTGAGGCCCGCGGTGGCCCGCTGGGCTTCGTCCGCCCCCTCCACCTCGAAGGAGGAACGGATGCGGATGCTGACGTCCCGATCCACCTAGCCCCTCCCGTACGGGTACACCCCCCGGGGACCCTCGTACCCGTCGCCCCCGGGCAGGGCCGCGTCCCAGGCGTCCTGGGCTTCCAGCTCGCTGGCGAAGCGCTGCTCCTCCCGCCAGGCCTCGAGGGGGTCCGCCCGGCCCAGGCTCATGGCGTGGAGGCGGAGGAGGACCTGGGCCTCAGGAATCGTCATCCGCCACGGGTCCAGCCCCCCCATCAGGCTCGCTGCCCGGTACCACAGCTTGAGCCGGGCCAGGTTCTGAGGCTCCAGAAGGACGTTCTCGAAACGCCTCTTTCCAGCGCAAGTAGGCCTCGTAGACCTCCAGGATGAGGTCCTCATCCCCCTCCCCGATGAGCCCTGGGGCCAGGACGGGCTTCCCGTCCGCCCCCTTGGCGTACCAGCCCTCGGGGGCCGTTCTGATCACGTATTCCAGGGTGGCGATGGCCTCGGCCATGAGCCGGGCCCGCAAGGGGAGGGCCTCGAGGGCCACCGGGGTAGCCCTCCCCGCCGAGGCAATCTCCACCGCCCGAGCCCCAATCAGGACCTCCTCAAAGGCGCTGGGGTAGCGGAAGGTGATGGGGCCCAAAAGCTTGGGGTTCCTGGCCTCCTTGACCTCGTGGTGGGGCCCCTCGGGGCTGAGGTTTGCGGGGGTGTAGGCGGCAGGCTTAGGGGGGCGGTACACGGTCTACCCCCTTAGGCCTGCTGGACGGGGCTGCCGCCCGCGCCCTTTTGTTGGACCATCAGGGCCATGAACTGGACGTTCTTGGCCACCCGCTGGTTCGCCGAAAGGTTCACGGTCTCCCCCACGGGCTCCACCCCCAGGGCGATCCAGTAGGTGCCGGTGTCCCGGTCCAAAAACTCGATGGTCATGGACCGCACCTCCCCCAGCTTGGAGGGGAAGCGGTGAAGGGCATGCCCCCCACGGCGCAGGATGAACGTCTGGGCGGTGATGCGGTAGCTCCGCCGGTTGTGGTTGATCTCCACGGGGTCAACGGACCCCACCTCGTACACGTAATCCGCCCCGGAGTCCACGGTCACCTGGACGTTCTGGAGCCTGCCAATGGGTACCCCATCCGCCTTAATCACGGCGTGGTTGGCGTGGAAGACCGTTTGCTCAGTGATGGTCGCCATTTAGCACCTCCCTAGGCGCTCCGCACGATACGGGTGGGGGTCAGGAATGCGGTCACGGTGATGTAGGCCACCTCCCCTACCGGGTGCGCCTCAAACTCCACGGCCACCAGCTCAATCCCGTCAAAAACTGCCGTGATGTTCTTGTAGGCGGGCTCGGGCTCCCCGTCTGGGCCGGTACCGGTGGTGAGCACCCCTTCGGGGTTGCGCCCGCCCCGCACCTCCTCCGCCAGCGCCGTCTCTACGGCGTTCAGGATGGACTCCACCGTGGTGGCGTCCCCCACCGCCCCCACGAACTTTTTGGTATAGAGGCGGAGCTTGCGGGTCAGGTAGTCGCGGATGCTCACTCCCTGGAGCTTGCGGCGCATGGGGTTGGTGTCCTTCCGCCACGTGGTGAGGCCCTGGACGATGATGTAGGTCCCCTGCTCAGGGTCTTGGGCGATGGGGACCACCCCCTCCTTGAGGAAGTCCTCGAGGTCCACCTGGGAGTAGCGGTATGTGAGCCCCTGGGCGTAAATCGTCTTGTTCGTGAGGGGGACCTCAGGGCGCGCGGCGCACCACATGCCGGCCAGCATGGCCGCCACATGGAGGGGCGGGAGGTCGTCCACTTGTCCCGTGCGCAGATTCCGCCGGCGCACGGGGGTGCCTACGATCACCGCCCGCTCACTCTGGAGCTCCCGGGCCAAGGTGATAGCGGCCTCCTTCTGGGCCTGGGCGTTCAGCTCCAGGCCCGGCCCCCCAAAGAAGATCCGCTCTTTGCGTTGCTTGGGGTGGCTCATGTACTCGCAGTGGGCCACGGCCATCGCCTGGACCGCAGGGTCCGGGGAGCCCACCACCACCGCCTGGACGTCCTCCGCCTCGAGGGCAGTGAGCGCCGCCTCGTAGTCCCCTAGGGTTACGGGAGGCCCCTCGTTCCCCCCGGTGAAGTACAGCCACCCCATCCCCGTGGCCGTGTCGGTTCCGCCCGTGGCGGTGGCGTTGACCAGGGTGGAGGCCTTCAGCCACTGGAGCTGGGCGGAAAGCCCGAGGTCCAGGACGGCCCTCCCCCCGGAGAAGGTGAGGGCGCCGTTGGGGAAGCCCCCGGGATCGTAGAGGTGGTGCTTGTGGAGGACCCGCGCCCCCCAGACCGAGGTGCCGTTCAGGAAGTCGGCCAGCTCCTGAATGGACTTGATGCCGCTCCCACCGATCAGGATGTCGTGATTCTCATATGGAGCCCCGCCCTGGAGGATCAGGTGCTTCTGCCCCTCGCTATCCGTGGACACCTGGGCGGAGGGGGTCCCGCTCCCGTAGTAGATGAGCTCCAGGGCCGGGCCCAAGGGGGGGCTTTCCTCCAGCACCCCCGAAGCGGGGTCCTCTACCCAGAGGAGGTAGTAGCCGTCCGGATGGAGCTCCCGCTTGGCCCGGAAGCCGTTGGAGTAGATCCCCGCGTGCTCGGGCCGGGCCTCGAGGCGCAGGTTCCCCATGTCCAGGGAGGCGGGCACCGCGGCGTTCACCCGGTAAAAGAGGATTTCCCCCGCCCCCGGCATCTCCCGGGAGGGGTCCAGGGCCAGGTCCACCAGGGCCAGGCCCACCCCGCCCCGGAGGACCCGGGCCGCCTCGCTCCCGGAGGTGATGCGGGTGAAGCCCCTGGGCACACCCCCCTGGGCGGGGGCGATCACGGCGAGCCGTTTGAAGAGCGGGGGCCGCTGAATGTTGAAGGCCTCAACCTTGATGGTAGCGTAGGCCCCCGGCAGGATGATCTGCCGTCCCTCAAAGTAGATCCCTACCATCCGCCCCTCCATTCACGGGCCGTCTCGGCCATCATGCGGGTGTAGCGCTGCATCCACTCGTCCGCCGTAGCCCGGTCGTCCCGGTAGCGAAGCTGCATGGCCCTGAGGGCCACCACGCTCAGCCCCGCATTCCGGGCCCACTCCTCGAGGCTCATGGGCCGCGCGGGGGGAGTTGTGGGTTCCGCCTTCTTCCCCATGCCTTTATCCTCCTTCGGCTCCGGGGTCATGCTCTTCGGGCAGGGTGCGCATTAGGTCCAGCCACTCCCGGACGGGGCGCTTCCGAAGGCCGCCTTCCGCATAGCGCTGGAAAAGGGCGGCGTAGCGCTCGGGCGGGGGCTTGAAGAGGTCGCGGAACTCGTAGATGGAGCGGGGGCGATCGTCGTACGCATTCCCACCCCCAACGCACGAAAGGCGCCCCGCCTCGTACCCCGCCCCATACCCCGCTTGGTACCCCACCTGATACCCCGCCCCATACCCCGCTTGGTACCCCGCCTGATACCCCTGCGCATACGCCCGCCCTGGGGCTGCAAACAAGTCCTGGAGCCAATAGACCACCTTTTGCACCGGCTGCCCGGGGCGAACCGCCGCCCAAGGGGCGATTCCCAGGGACGGGGCACTCATGGGGAGGTGGGTCAGCCCCACCCTCTCCGTGGGGAGGGGTGGGGCCTGGAGGGTAGGGGGAAGGGGCCCGGCTACCGGCATTCACACCTCCTACATGGCTTCGGTGGGTTCGGTGGATTCGTCTACCTTAGCCAAGAGGTCATAGCAAGTGTAGGTGCGCCCCCGGTAGACGATCACGTACCGCCCGGTGGGGAGTTCCACCGTGTCCCCTACGGCGCCCCAGGTGTCGTAGGCGAAGAGCACCGTGTCCCCCGCCCCCAGGTAGCCCCGCTCGAGGCCCCGCTCGGTGGGGGAGGGGTAGTACGTCCCACCGGACTCCCGCTGGTAGAGCCGTCCCCGTTTCGCATAGGGGGTCAGCGGGTCCGGTCCCCCAAACGCCCGCGGGTGGGCGGGTAGGAAGGCGGTGGCGATGAGGGTGGAGCCGATTGCCCCCAAGGCGTCCCCCATCACGATCCACTCACCCTGTATGGGCCCCCGGATGGTGTGGAAGAACATCGCTTGGGCGCCGTTTGCTGCGGTGTCCCACGCTTTGACTCCCCCCCAGAGGGGCCAGGAGCCGTCGTCCGCCGGGTACAGAAGACTCCCGTCGGGTTGGAGATGGGGGTCCACCTCGCACACGAAAACGGGGGTGGGCAGGGTACTCCCCTGCCGGAAAAGAAGGGCCAGGTGGGTGGGCATCCCCGCCATCGTGAGGATCAGGTCGGCCCCCGTGTTCAGGCTGGGCCCGGCGATTTGGGTCAGGTTGGCGGCGATGTCGTTCGTAGGGTCCCAGTCCTCAGCGATGTAGGCCTCGAGGCCTCCCATCGTCCCCCGCAGGTAGAGGAACTTTTCCCGCCCCACGTCCCCAGGGGCGTGGAGCACGGTGCCGGGGGCGGTGTCCTCCAGGTTGACGTAGTACAGGGTCCCTCCGTACTTGAGCACGAAGAGCCGCCCCATCATGGCCCCGGCCCCTGCCCCGGCATTGCCTCCCGGAGTGGGGGCGGAGTAGCGCTCCACCTGCCCTACGCCACCCGAGGCATCGACGCGAATCAAAGTCACGTAGTTTGATCCCGACAGATACGGGGAGAAGATCAAGCCCCTATCGCCGCCGTAAGGGGCCTTATTACTGGTGCGGTAGCCACTATCGCTCAGACTCCCCCATAGGCTAGGTGTCCCGATCCCTGTAGGGGTTAGGGGCAGGATCCACAGCCTGGCGCCGCCCGTGGATTTCGGTTCCATGTAGAGAAGCGCGCTCCCATCGGTGAGGAGGGTGGGAACGCTAGAGGGGCTGGCCTGCCCCAGATTGGCCACCGCAACCCACTCTAGAACCGCCCCTGCACTGTCTAGGCGAGCCTCGTAGATCTGGTAGTAGTCGTAGGCCAGGGCGAAGAGCCGATTCCCAACGGCCACCAGATGGTAGAAGACCCCTGGGGCCGGAACGCCAGGAGCGGTAGGGGTGCCCAGACTGCCATCCTGGGCAATGGGCACGGTGAGGAAGTCCGTACTCCCATACCGGGCCAGATACAGGGTGTTCCCCACCACTGCGGGCATCCACATGGTGGAGGGAAGCCCGCTCAAAACCTGGACGGAGTTGCCCGGGACCCCGTTGCTCACGGGCACAGCGTAGACGATCCCCCGGAGGTGTACAAAAAGCGGTTGCGGGCCTTGTCAGTGGTCATGAAGTCCTGGGCGTTGGGCGTGGGGTCGCTTTTGGAGCTGAACGCCCCGGGCCACATCCCCCGCTGAGACCCGTCCGATATGGACGTCCACCCCATGCTGGGGGCCATCTCGTTGATGGCCCCTATAAGGTCCTGGGGCGTCCAGGGGGCCGTGAGGTAGCGGTACTCCATCGGCATAGCCTACCCTCCCAACAGGGGAAGCACCTCTTCCTCCGGGACCTCTTCCCACCCCTCGGGAATGGGGTCCACGGGCTCGGGCTCAAGGACGTAGGCATACTCCCCGTTCACGGCGAACCACGGGGCAGAGAAGCCCTCCGCCCGGGCCGCCTTCACCAGGCTCCCGAGCCTCGAGGTCCTGGCCCTTTGCAGCAGTTGCGTCCGTAGCGTGCGGTAGGCCGGCATACCCTCACCCTAGACCGAAAGCGGGGTCATAGAGGAATCCGCCACAGGAGGTCGTATTCCCCAATACGGTATGGCGGGTCGTAGGCCACGTAGGCGTCTACGGCCCCTTCCAGAGTGAGCTCGGCCCCGTAGAGCACGGCATCCCCCAGGTCCAGCATCCGGTCCGCCCGGCTCAAGGTGAGCCCATCCCAGCCGAGGGCCTCGAGGAGAGGGAGGTCGCTCAGGAGGCGCATGGTGACGTACAAGGCCAGCTCATCCCGCTTTCCTGGGGTATCGGCCAGGAGGAGGATCTCCCCCACGGCCCTGAATGTACTCACCCCGTCCACGTCCCCCATCGCCCGCTCGGCCAGGGCGTAGCGTGCCTTGATGAGGGCCTGAGGGAGGGGCTTTTCCGTGTGAACGTGCTCCTGGAGGGCCACGAAAACCCCCCGGGACTCCCCGTGGTAGCGGAGGCGGTGGTAGAGGATCTTTTTGACGTCCAGGATTATGTGCACCTCTGCCCGCCGGGCCACTTCCACGGAGACGGTAGCGGGCTCCCCATAGACGTCACCAGCCCGGGGCCAGAGCCAGTAGGTCCACCGCCCACCATCTAGGGCGTTCCGTTCGTCCGCCCAGCCCGCGGGGAAGGCCTCGAGGTCCCACACCTCCCCCGCCAAAGCCTCGGGCAGGCCGGGGTCGGGGTGGCGGATGAAGGGGTATGGGCGGGAGGGCCTGGGGGGGCCATTCCAGACCAGGAACCCCGCCGGGTCCTCGGGGCCTGTGAGCGCCACCCCCTCGGGGGCCCGCAGGACCCGCACCTCGGGGTAGCCCTCAGGCCGCATGAAGCGGATCCGCACCGCCCCGCCCTCGGGACGGGGCTCCGCCAGGACGTGGGTCAGCCGCGCCATCACCCCACCCCCGCAAGGGCCTTCAGATGTTCCACGTCCGCCTCGAGGGCGATCCGCATCACCTCGGGGTAGACCTCCTTAATCCAGTCGTAGACCGCCCCGGCCATCCGGTAGCCCGGATGCTCCGGAATGACCCAGGACCCCGGGGGACTCTTCTCCGAGAGGGTGCGGAAGGTGAGGTAGGCGCTCCGGTTCTCCCCGGGGCTTCCCACCTCAAAGCGGTAGAGGCCCACCAGGCGCCCCACTTCGGGATCGTCTGGGTCTAGCCCCATCGCCCGTAGGTCCCCCGCCGTGAGCCGATCCCCCCACTCGTACGTGAATCGCCGGGCGCGGGCCTTGGGATCGTGCACAGAGGGCTCATAGTACTGCCCGGTGATGCGACTCTTTCGCAAGAGCCGCGCCCTGGCATAGACCTCCTCCGGCATGACCGAGGCGAACCCCACCGCCTGGGGGGTGCCGTGGCGGAAGGGGATGTACATGTAGAGGTGGCCGTCTTGGGCCCGCCGAGCCTGGTGGCTCCGCCGGAGGATCTGGCGCATGTCGTATGCCGGCCTCCCCCACTCCAAAAATGCGGCGTAGGGAGAGGTGGAACGGATGGTATAGCTATAGTCCTCCCCCGCCTCGAGGAAGATGCTTTTAGCGTACGCGCCCGTGCGGGGGCGGATGCGCTCCCCCGAGGGCAAAGGCTCCCCCAGGGCGTAGCCCACCCACTTCTTGTGGGCGGCCACGGCCAGCTCCCGGATGGCGGCGAGCTGGTTTGGAAAGAGGGCATCCGGCCTCGAGGTGGCGAGAGCCACGGCCCGCTCAAACGGGCTCGGGAAGCCGATGCTGATGGTGACCTCGTAGCGCATGGCCTCACCTCCCGAAGGCCGCTCCGGGCCTGGGGAAGAGCTCCCAGAGGCGCAGGTGGAGCCTCCGCGGGAGCTCGTGCCCCCCCTGCCCCCGCACCTGGGGGAGCTCCCGGAAGACGTAGAACTCGGGGGCCGCCAGGTAGGTGATTCCGTAGGGGCGCCCCATCCTGGGGCCCCGGCCCGGGGTCCACATCACCCGCCCGCCCTCGAGGCGAAAATCCTCCCCGAGAGTGTAGGCAGTGGTGGAGTAGTCTGTTTCCATCCCCACGCAGGAGAGGACCCGGTAGACGTACGCGTATAGGAGGGCCTCTTCCTCCCCCCGGTAGAGGACCTGGTGCACCTTGACCCCGGCGTCCAGCACCACGAAGCGGTCGGGGTAGCCGGCGTAATAGGCGGGGTTTTCCTCCCAGGCGCCCCCAACCCGCACCCGCCGGGGCAGGGTCAGGCTCATGTCCCGGTGGTCCACCTCCCCGTATTCCCCGAGGTCCTTCCGCCCCACCAGGTTCTGCCCGTGCCCCCGGAGGATGAGGGGGGCGCGGTAGCGGACGCGGTAGGCCTCCCCATGAGCCGGCTCGCCCCCCAGGAAGCGAATCCGCCCGCCCTCCTCGAGGGCCACCTGGTACTCCCTACCTCCCTCCCCTACCACGTGGATCACGTCCTCGGGCCGCACCGTGGGGGGGAGAACCTCGGGCCGGGTGGCGGACCCCCGGTAGAAGGTCTCCTCCCACTCCCGCACCTCCGGGGGCTCCCAGACGAAGCCATAGCCCCGGCACCGGGGGCAGTCGGGCTGGGGGGACCCCGTGGCCCGGTCCCGGCAGGGGCAGACGGTGGCGGGGAGGTAGAGGAGGCGCCAGGACTGCTCCCCGTTCAGGAGCTCGTCAAAGTGTTCCAGGTGGAAGGTGATGTTCCCGAACTCGTGCTTCATGCGCTAAAGAAGAGGGGCCCCCTATTGGCGAAGTAGGTCCTGAGGAAGCCCTCGAGCTCCCGCTCCAAGGCCGTCTGGTAGGGGCTATAACGGTGGGAGGTGGCCGAGACCGGGTAGGACCGGGACTGGGAGAGCCCGTCCACGCTCACGCTTTCCGAGCCCAAGGCCCCCTCCTGAAGCATGGCCAGGGTGGGGAGGAGGAGGATCACGGCCCGGGCGGCCACCGCCCAGGCCAGATCGGGCTCCTCCTCGGCCACGTCCTGGAAGCCGGCGTCGTAGGCGATGCGCCAGCCGTGGGGGATGCGCCGGTTCCCCGCCACCACCCCCGTCCACACCCCCGCCAGCTGGACCATCTGAATAGAGGTCCAGCCCGGGAAGAGCCTCAGGGCGTAGCGCTTCCTCGCCACCTGCCACCACTCCCGGGGGAACTCGAGGACCGCCGGAGTGGCGTTGGCCCCGAGGCCCAGGGCCACGTAGTGCACTTCCCGGATAGGGCCATAGGGGAGCTTCATCAGGGCCCAGCGGTCCCCGTGCCAGGCATCCGGCTCGTAGTCCGGCCCCTCCCCCCGGATCACGGGCAGACCGTCCTGGGGGAGGCGGGCCTCGGGCACATGCCCCAGAACTACCCGCGTGGGCTCAAAGAGCACGCCAAAGGCCCGGGTAAACCAGGCCTGGGCGTCCTTTATGGCTTCCTCCAGGTAGGCGTCGGGGAAGGGGCGGCCCTCCCGGTCCTCCAGGGGGATCCCCCGCAAGAACCGGTCCCGGAGGTAAGCCGCGGTGAGGGGCATACGCTACAGGGCCTCGTCCAGGAGCCGGATGAGGTCCTCCTTGGCGGCATCCTCGGGGGCCACCACCTTGAGGGCCTCGAGGGCCTTCCTCAGCTCCTCCTTGGGGAGGCGGGCCTTCCCCGAATGGCTCAGGGTACGGTAGCGCTCACGGAAGGCCTCCAGCCAGTCCTTCTCCGCCCCCGAGGGCTCGAGGCCCGTTTCCTCGGTAGGGTTGGGCTCCACATCCGCCACGGGCGGGGAGATGAGGTCCCCCGTTTGGGCGTCGATGACCGCATAGCCCGGGACCCGCCGGAAGGCTTCCACCGCCTTCATGTCCACCGGTTCGGAGACCACGGCCCCAAACCGGTCGCTATAGCCGAACATAACGCCGTTCACCCGTACCCGCTGCCCCTTCCGCACGGCGTCCAGCACGCTAGGCACGTTCACCACCTTAATGCGATAGTCCATGCTGCCCTCCACCCCTCACCCTATGCCCGGACCGGGGTCATGCCGGCGATGCAAAAACATGGGGCCGGCTTGTAGCCGGCCCCAACCCCACCCTTAGAACGGCTTCCAGCGGGCCGCCTTGGGCAGGTAGTTTTTGACCACCCAGTGCCGCTGGGGAATGCCGAGCTTCAGAGCCCCGAAGAGGAGGACCGCCCAAGGCACCGTAGCCTTCACGGGGGCCAGGGGGTACTGGATCATGGGCATGAGCTGGGTCCAGTCGATGGCCTCGGGGCTCAGGTCCAAGAGGTAGACCGTGGCCGAGCCGGGGATCTCGTGGTTCAGGTCCCGCCAGACCACGGGCTGGGTGGGGTCCGAGCCCGCGGGGATCCGGGTGACCAGGCGGAGGTCCGCCGGGGTGGGGGCGGTAGCGGGGTTGCGGGTGGACCGATATATGGCGTAGCCCGTCTGGCCATAGCCGGTGGGAGGCGTGATGGTGAGCTCCGCCCCCCCTCCACCCGCCACGGTGACGGCCTCGATGGAGCTCAGGGGGCCCTCCCCGCCCTCGCCCAGAGCGGCCACGGCGTAGTAGTAGGTGCCGGCGTGCCCTGCCTCAAACCGGCTAGCGGGGTCGGAACCCACGGGGGAAACGGTTAGCCCCGGGGCCCCGGGAGCGCTGGGGGAGATGCGGCCCCGGGTACGCACCTCCGCCGGGGTGGTCAGGTGGGCGGCGTTGGGGTCCTCGATCCAGACGTCCTGGACCGTGGCCACGTCTCCGTAGGACGTGCGAATCCCCACCACCGGGGCGCCGTACTCGATGGCCCTGGGGTTTTCGCTCAGGGGCACCCGCCACTGGGGCGCCAGGTACAGGTCCAGGTCGTTCTGGACCGTGGGGGAGAGGTAGACGTCCGTGATCTTCCCGAAACCGCCGTCAGGCCCGATGGTGCGCCCGAAGGCCTCGTAGATGGCGGAGTATAGGGCCTCGGTGTCGGAGGAGCCCCGCAGGTCAAAGATGTGGTCCGGGAACTCCCGGGCGAGCCACGCGCGAATGCCGTTGAACTGGGTGGGGACCACCTCCTCATCCCCCTGGAAGAGGGCCCATTCCAGGGCGCGGAGGATGCGCAGGGTGGCGTTCACGTTTTCCCGCGCCTTGAGGTCATCCCCACCGCCCAGGATGGTGCGCTGCTGGAGGGCGGCGATGGTGATCTCCGCCCGGGTCATGAGGTATTTGACCCGGAGGACGTTCCGCTTGTACTGGCCGGCGTCCCCGCGGATGTCTGCGGTCTCGGAATGGAAGGCGTCCGCAAGGTCGCCGCCGATGCCCACCTGGGTGGCCCACTC